ATGCTACGCGCTCTACTCCAAAACTCTTGAAAGCGAGGGTTTTTCAACGCTTCAATAATGCGCGGGTCATCTACGTCACCGTAGGCGTATGCATCGTCATATACCGTTTTAGCGTTTTTCCTTAACTCAGCAACTAAGTTTTGCTCATCAGCGTAGAAGTTACCGGGCGTCATCGCCTTGCGGGTTTGTGCGTAAGTGCGCTCACGTGCACCAGCGGTTTGCTCGCCGAGCTTCTTCTCAACTAGACGACCGCTGGGACCGCTACGCTGGGCAACAGTCTCAGCTAAGTCAACCAGCGCCGGGTCAGCGTTAGCCATGGTTGAAGGAATGTTACGGGCGCGGTCTTGAACAACTTTCTGCTCAATCTGCTGGGGAGTCATTCCTGACTCGTTAATAGCGCGAGACACTTTACCTAAAGCCGCTTTAGTAACTGTAGCTTCGCTCGGAGCCACCCGCTCACGCAACCACTTAGCGCCAGCGCCTCCGGCACGAATAGCCGCAGGAGCACCGCCGCCTAGGACAGTACCGACCGTCCCGCCAACCACTGCGCCCTCGCCTCTTTCACCGGGTTTAGCAGAACCAGCCCCTGAAATCACGCCTGTTCCACCACCTACAACGGATCCTCGTACGTAAGGGTTAGCCGCTAAGCGTGCTAGCGCCCCAGCCGATCTAGTGCCCGCAGCCACAGCCACCGGACCAGCCGCACCGCCCGTAGCCGGAGTGGCTAACATGGCGGCTAAAGCCGGGGCAGCACCGCCCGTGAACTCAAGCGCCGGAGCTACGAACGGGTTCTCTTTAGAATACTGCGCGTATTCTTGATTGATTTTAGCGAGTTCGGCTTCATAACCGGGACTGTTAGCGAGTTTAGAGCGAAGCCACGCTTCAGCTTCATCACCCCAACCCATGCCTAAACCTTGACCGACAGCGGCTCGTGCCGCGCCTACGTACGGATTAGCGGTAGCCATTAGTCAGTTCCTCCTTCAAGCGGGACAGTCGTACGGTAAGCGCCAGAAGTGATTGCATCCAGGCGAGATTGTTCGCGGGCTAAACGGTCTTGCAACACTTTGTAAGCACGTTTAATAATTTGCCCGCGCTCATCTTTAGTCTTAGCGCCGATACCTTCAAGCTCGAGCAAAATTGCGCGTTCACCTTCAGTTGGGCTACCGCCGAACGTAGCGCGGAGTTTAGCAAGACCTTGAGAACCGAGCAGGTTATTAAGCACGCGGGTGTTGACAATTACAGGGTCTTTAGAACCCGCTGCTTCAGCTAAGAACTGCTGACCCTTGTCAAGCCAGCCACCGGCTAGCGAGTTCGGGTTCAGCGCGTAAGCCTGTTTCAAATCAGCCAGAGACTGTTTGCTAGAAGCAATAAGGTCTTCAGCTTCGACTTTAAGCTTGAGTTCAGGACCGGTCAACTTAGCTTGTTGATTCTTTTGATTTTGGAGTCTTTCACGATCCAGCTCTAATCTAGATTGAGTCACAGAAAGGTTAGCAGCTTGCGTAGTTATATTAGCCAATGCAGCTGTAATCTGTGTCATCTTAGCTTCAACATTTGCATTACCGACCTCAGCAACACGTTTCTGGTAAGCAGGAGTACCCGGTTTAAGACCTTCATCAAGAGCTTGTTTACCTGCGGCAGACTGAGGCTCACCGGACTTAATGTAGTCTTTGATGAGTTCAGTAGCGATAGCCCGCTTGTCTTTCATTTCTTCAGCAGACAACGCACGCAATGTGTTTAAGTCTTCTTTTGAAGAAGCCACTTTCAGTTTCTGAGCTTCAAGACCAAGTGCAAGTTTCTCCCTAGCAGAAGCGCGTTTACCTTTGGCGTATTCGCCCAGCTCTTTACCGACCATGCCGAGGTTCTCGCTGAACTGGCCGGTCTTAGTAGGTGCGCCGAACGCCGCTGCTAAGCGGAAATACATCTCTGCTTTAGAGCTTTGGGCGTCTTCAGGCGAATCCATAGCTGTTTTGAGCATTTTGGCAAATGCATCGCTCTCAGCTTTTGCGCTGTCTCGAGCAGTTTTCAAGTCTGCAGCATATGCGCTGTCCTTCGGACCATACGCAGCGAGCAGGGCTTGAATACCTGCCAAGCGTTCACCGCCAAAAGGTAAAGCTGCTGGAGCTACGGGAGTAACAGCAGCCGCCGGAGCCGCAGGCATTGGGTCGGCTTTAATGTTTTTGGCGGCAATCTCAGTCAAGACTGACTTAGGCGCAGGGGCAACAGGCGCAGGGGCAACAACTTGCGGCTCAATAATAACCGGAGGAGGCGGCACAACCATGTTCACGGGGGTGGTTACGGCTTCAGATGTAGGTGTGAAAAACCGATCTTTAAAATCTTGTTCTTCCTCAGGACTCATGTAATCGTGGCGGGCTTTGACAGCGCCAGCGGTTTGATAATGAGTTTTCACTGGACCGCCGTCTTCAAATCTAAACTTTTTCAGAACATTTGATGCGCCGCCGGTTAGACCTGATATAAGACTAGTTGCCGCGCCTGGAATATTACCTTGCAAAACCTGACGCCCAGCATTGGCGTAGTCATACGTTGGACCTATGACATAAGATAAGCCAGCATTAACTGCGGCTTTAGCTAGTTTATTGCCACCATCACCACCGCCACCGGCTTGCGCATCAGTGTTTGTTGTGTTGGGCTGAATACCATACCTGTTAAAAATTGAATAACTACGGTTAGGATTTGGATTACCGCCAAAAATACCTGTATATACAGGAGCAGCTGGCTCAGGCGCTGGCTCAGGAGCAACGTCAGGGGCGGCGAATTGAGTGGGCGCACCCTCCTGCTGTTGTTTCATCATGAACTTAGCATAATCGCTGTCTTCGTTTGGATTACGTTGCAAAGCTCTAGTTAAGCCGCGAATCGCACCGCCAAAACCATAACCGACAGGACCACCGTCAGCGTATTTGTCAGCAAGGTCGTGAACCGAGCCGCCCGTGTAGGCTTTGACTGCAGCTTTAGCTGCTTCATCTGCAACCGCTTGTGCAAATGTAGAGTTTAAATTTTCAGGTTTAAATGTCCCGCTAGAAAGCTGGTTCATCCAGTAGTTGTATCCTGGAACATCAATGAAACCTCTAGGTCCACCTTCCCAGCTGCGACCAATGCTTTTATAAGCATCAACAATATTTTTGTTGTAAGTTGGGTAAGCCCTTGCTGTGAGCTGTGCCCAATCACCTTCATCTGGTTTGCCAAAAGTAGAAGTTGTTGCATTGCGAAGGTCAGCATCTGTATAACCAATGTTGCGTTGTTGCAAATAATAGTCTGACTTAGCTTGAGGCGTATCGTTGACCATTGACGCATTTACAGCGCCATAAGTTGGGTTTTTAACTTGATTGCCGTAATAGCTACCGGTGGCGTTGTACACGTCCTGGTTGCTAATACCGTACCTTTTCATGTAGTCTTGATTAGCTTGAGTAGAAGCATAAGGGTTGTCTACAATATATTGTTTAGTGTTTGCATAAAACTTATCAGCCCCCATACCCTGCCCAGTAGCTTCGTTTTTAGTAGTATTGGTTGCATATTTCATTGCGTCTGATACCGGGCGGTTACCGGTGTCAAACTGACTTTGCACATACATCGGTGTGTTTTGCAGGCGGTTCTGATAATCAGCCTTATATGTATCGTATGACTTTTGGTCAAGACCGTACTTACGGAACGCCTCATTGAAAGCAGTTTTGTCTTTTGCGTAAGCATCAGCATCGGCTTTCTGTTTGTCAAAAGCGGTTTGTGCAGCTTTTGCAGCATCATCATCACCTGTGGGTCGTTCACCCGTTGGCGCTGTTGGAATTACGGGAGCAGCCGCACCAGTGTAAGTAGCCATACCGGGCGTGCCCACCCCGTACTGCTTCATAATTCGATTGAGTTCAAATCCCATGTCTGCTCCTTAGCCTAAGCTGCTCAAACCCTTGGCCGTATACGTAGCTGCCGCCAGTTGAGACAGCGGCGAAGCTGAGTACGTAGCGCCGGTTGAACCGCCGGATTGCGTTGTCGTTTGCGGTGTGATTGGAGCCATACCGCGTATTTGCGTACTGAGGAAGTCCGCTTGTTGTCTAGGGTACAACTGCTCAGCGTCAAATTGCGCCTTAGCTGCGTTGAGCTGTTGCTGCATCTGTCCTTGTTGAGCAGAACCTGCCCCTTCAAGAGCCGCCACGTCAGCTGAGCGCATAGCTTGTTCTTGTTGCTGCATATTAGCAAACTGACTGAGCGCCGACATCTGACGCTGGTAGTCGGCAGCTTGAGCAGCTTGAGCAGCTTGAGCCGCGCTGAGACCGAACTGCTGCTGGGCTTGACCTGCGTTAGTTTGCGCTTGACCCAAGTTAGCAAGGTTTTGCATTTGCTGTGAAGTCATTTGACCTTGAGTCTGACCGATGTTAGCCAAATTCTGCTGTTGCTGAGCTGTCAAACTTCCTGCGGTAGAAGCAAGGTTCTGATACTGACCCGCGCCTTGAAGCACGCGAGAGAGGTCTGCACCGGAAATACTACCCACGGTACCAGCCAACTGCGCTTGACGTGCGAGGTCAGCCTGAGAAGCGCTGAGAGCCTGTCCGTAGCCTTGGTTAGCCAGTTGAGCTTGCTGATTGAGAATAGATTCTTGCGTGTCACGTAATGCGCGTGAACCGAACTCACCCATTCTAGAACTACCAAACTGACCCGCTTTGATAAACGAATCAGACACGCCGGGCAGCAGATTCTCGCTCAAATTACGAGCGCCCTGTTTAGCGATTGCATCCATGACCCCTGTTTGATAGGGAGACATGTATTGATTAAGGTTGGTAGCAGATGATCCTGCAGCCGCTGTTAAGTACGGGTTAGCCGCCGTCAATGCCTCTTTAGACAACGCTTGAGCCGTAGTGAGGTCGGCGTTCTTTAAATACGGGCTTGCTGCCGCAACCGAGTCTAAACCCGCCGCTTTGTTTAAGTTAACATTAGCCGCAGCAACTGGGTCTAATTGACCCGCACGATTGAAATACCCTTGACCAGCGTCTAAATTTTTACCAACGAGGTCTTGGCGCAAATATTGATTCTGCGCTGTTTTCAAAGCATCAGCCGTACCTTTACTACCGAACTCATACATGCCGGACTGGGCTTTGTCAATGTCTCCTTGATAAAAACCTTGGTTAGCCTGTACGTTCTTATACGCTTGCTGTTGCAGCGGAGACAGCTCAGCCACCGTAGGCATGTCATATGCTTGATACGGCTTATTAGCGAGGTTCTGCGCGATCTGGATTTGATTGTAAATCGCATCCTGCATCCACTGCGGTGTCTCGGTAGAAGAAGCCGCGTACGACGTAGCGGTCTGTGGAGACCCTTGAAATAAGCTACCCATTATGCAAACTCCTTCAGATAAGACAAGGGAGACTTAGCGTTAGGGCTAATCTTACCCTTTGCTAAAGTCTTACCTTTGTGGGAACGAATATTTTGGCGCATAGCGTCAAGGCGTTTAGCTCCTTCTTTATTAGAGCCGTCCCCGAGCATTGCAACTGTTTCTGCATCAATCACGTATTCACCATCTGAAAGTTTAGCATCAATGGTGTCTGCTCGACCAGAACCAGCTCCTTGAGCGAACCGGGAAACAGCTGACAGAGCGCCGCCGCGTGCTTTACCGATTGGCGCTTGGTAATTATAAGTGCCTTGTCTAGCATCAGGTGTTCCAGATGCGTAACCCGTGATTTTCGGCCAGTTAGCAGCCATGAATTGATCAAGGCTCATGTTAGCCGCATTAGCATCGGTTTGCATCCTGTTCCAGTCCCAAGAGACTGAAGGACGGTTAAAATACTCTTGCTGTTGCGGAGACATTTTAGCAATAGCTTCTTGAGCCGCAGGGGGCGGTTTCTGCAGGGCGCTTAAAAGGCTCAAACCGCCTAAGACTTTGGTTCCTAAACCCATACCCGCATCAGCTTTATCGTCTGCGGTAGTCGTTGGGGTTTTAGTTTCAAACGGACTACCCTTGAGAGCTTTTTCAAAGAACCCCGGTTCGGCAGCTTTAAATTCAACAGCGCCGGTCTGAGGGTTAATTTGATAAGAACCTTTATCAAGTTGCGGAACTATTTTGCCGGTTGTCGTATCAAGCACATTTGTGAACGGTCTACCGTCAGCGCCAATACCTTTAGTTCCTGGAGCCGGAACAGAAGTGCCGTCCGTCAGCGTAATCATTTTAGGCGCTGTGGTTTCACCTAAAGTAGTGTTAGTTTCGCCTAACGCGGTGCTGGTTTCTCCTGCCTTGAGTTTTTGAACTGCCGCATCCGAGGGCGTCATGTTTCTTTGGAGACCTTCAAAAAGACCTGAAGTTACACCTACCGTAGCTGCTGTTTTAGGGTCATAACCGGCAGTCAACGCATTACCAAAACTACGCCCGGCAGAACTCACGCCTTTTTCAAAAGCCGTTTCACCGCCATACCCTCCAGCGAGTTGACCGATAGCGCCGCCTAGTACACCTTGACCTGCGCCCTTAAGAAAACCGTCACCCGTAATAGCTCCGGCTGCACCGCCAACTAAGCCGCTACCGATGATACCTTGGGTTACTGCAGAAGCTCCGGGGGCGACAAACTCACCTACAGCGCCACCCAGACCGCCACCTAAGCCGCCCATCAGAGCGCCTTTTTTCCAGTCACCCCCGGTCAAAGCAGAAGTAGCGCCGCCTAGAATTGCGCCACCTAGCATTGTCGCTCCGACACCTGTAGCGCCTAACGCGCCGCCGATAGCTGCGCCTAAACCGGGAACAAAAACAGCTAGCGCAATAGGTAAAACTGCAGATAAAAAATCACCGTCGTCTTTATATTCGCGCAGTCCGGTGTTTGGGTTGATAGTGCCCGCGCCGCCCATACGCTTGAGCATTTCGGCTTCGCGGCTGTTGATATGCGCTAACTCAGTGTCACCGCCCCGACCCGCAGCCGCAACACGACGAGCAGCAACCGCTAAACCGCCGCGAGCGTAACCTTGTGTTTTTAAGCGGTCTTGCAAGCCGTAAAGCGCAATCAACATGGACACTACGAACGCTTGATCATACTGTTCAGGCACCATTCGCGCATCAACGAGGCCGTCTTTGACAGCCGCCTCACGCACTTCCTGATACTTGTCTGGGTTTTGAATAACGAATTCTAAAAGTTGAATCGCTTCATCAAGGTCTTCTGGCACGATAGGCGTACGCGCCAGCTGCGCCTCTATAGCGTCAATAGCCGGTGCGTACTGAGGGTCTTGCTCAGCCATTTGCGTGATAGCGCTTCTAATTTCCATATTAACCTCTGTACCAAACGTGTGAATGATAATCCTCAGCTAAAAAGCCGTAGATGTGTAAATCGTCGTCAGCAAACGCTTTACGCATCACGCCTTCTAACTTAAACCCAAAATGCTCATTGAGTTTTTTAGCTCGCCTGTTTTTACCGCGCAGCAAACCGGTAACCCGTGCCGCGTGCAGCTTGTCAAACACAAAACCAAAAACCTCATTAAACATCTCAATCGTGCCTTTCGGCGTTACTTTCTTGTGGTCAATAACAATGCTGAGGTCGATGTTGCGGGAGGTGAAATTAGTCATCACCACTACGCACACAAACTCATCATTCTCATCAACCGCCGCCAGCGTCCTAAAGAACTCCGGCGCATCTTCAAGTTCAAGTCTTGCACGCGCCCAAGCCTCTGCTTCCTCTTCGCGTTCAAAACCCACAAACCGCATTACTCAGCCGCCTGACAGAACCTTTCAGCCCACTCCCGCCAGTCTTCAAACTGATACGGATTAGGGAAGTTCTCTTTTAGCGACAAATTATTCAAAAATTGCATTGCCCAGTTCTGCCAATTGTCCACATCATCTAGCCGACCGAACGCACCGTAAGAATCAAGATCAAGCGTAATCTGGTCAGCCCAGTCACGCAACTCCATGTACATTGGCAGGGTGACGCGAACACGATTCATCCCAGCACCGTCTTATCGCCAGTGGACACGTGACCGATGATTTGACCCATCTGGTAGTCACCGTACACTTCATTAGATTCAAAACGCACGCGGAGTTCGCGGCGCTGCTCTTTGAGCATGACAATTTCTTGAAACGGCTCATTGATGTTGTTTGGATCAACAAATGTGAAATTAGAACTGTAAACTTCAGGCGCTCTAGCGTTAGCGCGACCGGTAACTTGCACCGTCATATCGCCATTCTGCACAAAGTCAGGTTCAATGCGGGTAATGCGCAAATATTCGTTTTTACCCTGAGTCAAAGATGACAAATCGGCGGTTTCAAAATATGAACGAATCGGGTTAATGACCTGCCCGTCAATCTCGTCAACACCTTGCTCTTGAACCCAAACGCGGTAATCACTACCCGCGCCAACCGCGCCAGCTAAGATAGGCGCAGCAAAAGCGTTATTGAAAGCTCCGGCAGCGCGACCATTAGCGGGCAGCTCTGTGTCATACCATGTGTTTTCACGCACGTTATAAATGACTGCGTGCGTACATTCAGTAGCGTCACCCCGAGGGTAGCACCACCAGATTTCACCGTAGCGCGGCACTTTGAATGCAAACACTTTATTACGCTCGCGCTTGTTGATACCGTCAAAAAAGTAGTTCAGGTTCAAAGAGTTTGGCACCTCACGCACCACGCCGTTGAACATCAAAAACCGGTCAACACCACACCAGAAAAACACGCCGTCATAATCGATCACGCAGTTTTCAGAGATAATAGAAGTGTCGGTTGCTACCACGTCAAACTGAAAAACAGCAGCGCCGCCAGTGAACGTAGCGCGGATAACCGCGTCATAAGCCCAGAAGATACCGGCAGGGGCTGTGCCTGAACCAGCGCGTAAGGGTAAACCCTTGATGATCTTTTGACCCCAAACGCGAGCCACCCCTGCACCCGCGCCGGTTTCTGTCAAGTTAGTTGGCTCACCGGGCACAGACCAGCCGATGATACCATCTGTGCCGTAGTAGAACAAATACGGGTGTAGTGAGACGATGCCGCCGGTGCAGTTTGTGTTAGCTGGTAAATTGATTGACTGCAGAATACCGGTACCCAGCACCTCACCGAAAAAGATCTGCCCGCCGACGCTGTTAGAAATACTGTCTAGATTGGGGGCGACATGCGCGAGCAGGTAGTTTTGATTCGTTGATGAGTCATACTGGTAGTCAAACATCCACATGTTATCAACGCTAGTCACTAGCGCGTTAGAGCCGCCGTACATGTCTACTTTTGAAGTCGTAATTGTCGTAGCTGTAGCAACCACCGCCAAGCCGTTAGGCGTTGAACCCGCGAGGGTTGCGGTGATATTGATTTGCGCACCTACGGCAACGGCAGAGTAATTTGGGCTAGACGTGTAGGCGGTGATGTTCGCTGCCACCGCAGTAGCCGTAGCCGCCAAGCTCGTCACGTAGGCAACCGAGCCTGACATAATATTGATACCGCCAACAGTGATACTGTCAACCGAACCTGCCGCCCCGCCGGTCAGCGTCACGCTACCTACAGCTTGAACCGCCGTGGGTGTTCGGTTGCTGATGACTGAGCTGTTTCCGGTGATGTCTAAAGTAAAACGCTCAAGCGTGCTAGAGCCGCCAGAATGACAGTAAACGTAATCTTGCTGCGTGAAGTTTGAGAACCCGCGACTGATTTGAGTCAAGTATTTCTGCGTTGATTTGTAACCGCCGATTTTGCGCGGCAACCCCCGCTGCCAACGCACCCATTGTCCGTCGGTGTAAAAATCACCTTCAAACTTAGTCCCGTCCCGTTTGATACCGGGCATGGACTTGAGGACGACTGTGGTATCAGGCATTAGAACGTCCCGCCGTTAACAACACCCGCCGGTAGAGCACCTAGCGCCGCGTAAGCTGCCGCTCCGTCTGCCGCAGTGAACACACCGATACCTACTGAAGTGCCGCCTAAATTGATCAAAGCTGCCCCTGCCGTAGTTGCCCCCGTTCCACCCTGATTAACCGCGATAGGGAAAGAAGCTGAAAAAGTATCAGCGCGTAACACGTCGGTTCCATCGCTATACATAATGGTTCGAGAGCCGCTAGCAAGGGTGACCCCTGTGCCCGCCGATGTTTTTACCGTAAAAGTATACGCGCCAGTGGTTTGGTTATCAACCCAATATTGCTGCACCGTAGCGGGTACGATGATGTTCCGGTTACCTGTCAGCACTCCGGTAAAACGGTATGACACCCGGTTGAGTTCAGTACCGGTCAACGTGTAGTTACCTGTGCCACCCACGGCGATAACGGTGTAGTCAAACGCAAACACGGCAGACTTACCGAAGCCGATAGTGTAGAAATTAACGCCGTCACAGGCGATGATTGCTGACTCACCGGGTTGAAAACTAAGGGAAGTTGCACCGTCAATGGTAGTCACACCGGGAGCGTCAGCTACGATAGCCCCCGTGCCTGAGTTGCGCAAATAGATAAACCAGTTATTGCTTACGACCGTAGGGTCGGGCAGCGTGAGCGTGCCGCCCGCGCCTGTCCAGTTGAACATCTTAGCGCGGTCAGCTAATGCAGACGTGTAATTACTATTAAACGCGGTAATAGGTACAGACTGAGAAAGCAGAGCGCCTACGGCTACAATACCCGTTCCGGCGAGTGCAGAAGCGTTCGCAGTAGAAGTCGTAGAGCCGAACTGTAGCGTCTCCCATGTTCCCGCCACCGTAGAGTTGTTGGTCAGATAGACCTGCCACACAGTGCCCGCAGGAATAGAAACGACTTGAACATTGGCGGCGTCTCTAACTACAAAAGTTTGAGCGCCTTGGTTGTTGAAAAGGATCGTGTTACCCGTACCCGTTTTGGAGGCATCGGGCAGCGTAATAAACAATCCCGCCGAGGACGCCGTGACGTCCATGATGCGGGTCGCAAGGTTTACGCTGGTTGAGGTTTCGGTCGGCCAGCTGAGAACGATGTTGGTGGACAACGCCACCGAACTATAACTAATCTCACTAGGGTAAATGTTCGCGCCACCAAAGACGTCATTATAGATAGGCATTACGCTTCACTCCTGTTTGCTGAGCGATCCATGATGCGCTTGAGGTCTTCCCCGTTGAGAGCCTGAGCAGCACGGTCGTACATTCCTTGCCACGTCTGAATACGCTCGTCACTTTTGAGGAACGGGGTAGCTTCCAGCAGGGTTGCGTAAAGCAACACGTCAGGCGCGTATTCAGTGAGCCAGTTTGTTTGGAAATCATCACCCAGGAAACGCGGCTGCTCGTAGTATAAAATTTCAAGCGTCTTCGCGGTGGCTGGGGTCGGGGTTATAAGCCAGTGCTGAAAATCGTAATCAGCATAGTACGCAGGGTTGCCGGTTTGAGTTTCAACCGGCCAGTAGTTACGCAGGTATTCGTATGAGCGAGCAAAAATAGGAACACCGTCAACAGTCATACTTACGGTATCGCGCCAGCGGTCAGGCTTCAGATAAACAGCCACCCCCGCTGAGAGCGGCGTAGTCACTGCGCGAATAAAACCTTCAATTTTAAGTTCACGGGCGATACGACGCTCACCTAGCGTAACTAGGCGCGGAAGCTGGTCATAAACAATTTGATCGCTTTCCTGCGTGAAACCACGTTCAAGATAGCGCCTCACGTCTACCAGCAGACTGTCGTACGTCATGCTATAGCTCATAAATACTCCATGGGTATTAGCAGCTGATTCAGCATGCGCCGTTTTGATGAATTATAACCTTGAAACAAGTTTCAAGGCAAGTTGTTCTAGTTTTTGGCAGGGAGGTTTACCCCACGTTGCGTTCAAAGTGAGGGCAATCTACCAAGGACTTAAAGTTACCGCCCCATCGGTTTTTAGGGTGCAGCGTCTCCCAATAAGCACCTAAAGGTGCTAGCGCGTCTTTATCCCAAATGATTTTTCCGCTTCTAAAAAAGTTCAGGTCTATAGCACACCGCTTGAGGTGTACACTGTTCATAGTCTTAGAGCGTCCCGCTTTAACGTGCAGCGCTTGTTGCTCCGGAGTGCGTGACAGCTCACCGCCGGTAACCATAAAGCCTTGCGCAGTGGCGTACTGAATAAGTTTGCACGCGTCAAGTAAGAACGCGGCTTGTTCGTTACTTAAGCTCATTCTTTGTCCTTTTTACGCATTTCCATGACTTTTTCAACAGTGCGCCCGCCAAAATACGCAGTCATCACCAGCATACCCCATTGACCCAATAGCGCGACGTAGGCTTCGTTAACCTCGATACCCGCCGCGCTGAGACCAGCAAACAGCAAGTAAGCTGTCAATATGTAGATCAACGTGCCGGGGCGAATGTTTTTGGACAGCCATGAATCAGAACTCATGTCCGCTTGCCAACGCTTAGACACATTGTCTTCTTGATTGGCTTGCGCTTTGAGCAGGGCTTGTAATTCTTCTTGCTCAATACGAGCTTTCTCAATACCTAACTCAAGTAGACGCTCTTCGTGGTCAAACTGTAACTGGCGTAGTTTGGAAACTTCAGCGTCCGATGGGTTATCAGAAATCTTTACGCCGAGAGCGTCTTCAACGACTTGTTTACCCTTTGCTTGAATCGCAGAAGACAAAAGACCCAAGCCGTTCTGGGCTAGAGTTCCGAGCAGTGATGCAACTATTGGAATCATTTTTTCCCCATTTTTTCGCGTTCTTCAAGCAGCCTGACTTTGACTTGAAGTTCGTTAATGTGTTGCATCAGCGCCTCTTTCTGAGTTGCTCGGCGTTCAGCAGAAATTGGACTGTCTGTTGGCACGCCCTCTTTGGTAATCAATGCAGGCATTGCACCCTCAATTTTTGTCAGACGGGTAGAGAAATCATTGACCTGACCGAGCAGCCAAGCAAGTGACGCTACGATGATCGGTATTACCGCCTTGAGTACGTCTGCCCAATTCATATCAACGATCTTTCATCCAGCTAAAGAAAAAGCCCACGGCGCTAGACAGAGCGGATACGAAAGCCATACCTGCCCAGAAGCCACCGCGCCCTTGATTAGCAAGACCGACCAGCTGTTCAAGCTGGCTCTCCATCTTGTCCATCTTCTTTGACATGTCGTCAAAGCGGCGTTCATAATCTTCGACTTTCTGCCAAAGCACGCCGTATTTCACTGGGTCGATCTCGAGAGCCATCATTTGCCTTTTAGTTCAATGAGGTTGTTGTTGCTGTAAAACCGGCATTTGCAAAACTAAACCCGGCGGCGCTGATGGTGTGAGACGTAGTTGACGAAGAGAAACCAGGAGTTGAAACTGTAACGGCCTTGTCAGTAAGGGTGTTTGAAACTGAAGTCAAAACAAATGTAGTAGAACCAACGACATACGTACCTGTTTTTGGCGTGTTAGTTGGAAGTTTATATCCTATCCACCCGTTGTCAGTATAACCTCCGACATAAAGACTTGCGCCGGTTCCGGTTCCGGCGTCTAAATACAAATTGCCCATTTCCTGGTTTGAAGTCATACCCCATATTCCAACACCAGCGCTAGTCATTTTGAAGATACCTTGAGCTTGGGCAAAATAAATATTATTGCTAGCGTCAACTGCCATACTATATCCGTAGTTACCGGCTCCATTACCCTTAGTCCATTGCCAAGTACCGGAAGAATTAAACTTAGTTACAACCGGCAAGCTGAAACCTACGTTACGAAGGGTGTGGATGTAGTACACGTTTCCGGAGCTATCAACCGTGACTCCACCTGCGTCTTGTACGTATTTATAAGTGTCATTACCGCTAACGGTACGAACCCATTGAAACGTACCTGAGCTATCATATTTAATAACTGTAGGAAAACCTTCGTTAACGATGTCACTAGAATCAGCAAACCAACGAAACGTAGCGTATACGTTACCGGAAGAATCTATAGTTATTTTTCTAGGTTGCATAGAGGGTTGGGGTCCAGTGATTGTGTAGCCCCGCTGCCACTGTATAACAAATGAAGAATTCAACTTTATTATCACAAGCCGAGCAGCTGTACTGCCGACAAGATAAATGTTTCCAGAAGAATCTGCAACGCCAGAAGTAAAGCCTTCAGACACGTTAATTTTATATTCTCCTAGCGCTGTGCCAGAAGAATTAAATTTATACAAAATACCCCCGCTGAGAGTATCTGTAATACCGGTAGCATACAAGTTACCAGATGTGTCAAAAAAAGTTGAATAAATTTGTCCGTTAGAAGTGCTGCTTGTACTTAAAGAGTTAGACCATTGAAGAGCGCCATTGGTGTTGAAATAAGCTAGTGATGCTTTTTGATAACCGCTAGACATAATATATCCGCCAATCACTGCATTTCCTTGATACACGCCGGCAGCATTAGAAGCTCGGTTATCGTAGCTTGATGTTCCAGTAATAGCGGTTTTTGTAAGCCAACTAGGTTCAATACTAATCAACACCGAGTTGCTAACTGCACTTGCAGGACCAGTGCCTGCACCGTTAGTGGCGGTTACAGTAAAAGTGTAAGTCGTGTTGTTTGTCAAACCGCTCACTGTGATTGGAGAAGTTGCGCTAGACGCAGTAATACCGCCGGGACTAGAAGTAGCCGTGTAAGTTGTAATAGCACTACTTCCGGTATCTGCAGGCGCTGTAAACGGCACCGAAGCAGACAAACCCGTAGCTGTGACAGTACCTATCGTTGGTGCTCCAGGTGAAGTTGGCCACAAGTTTTGCTTACGGTAACCCGCAGCTTGGCTCAGCGTCCACATTCCTTTAGCTACATTGGCAGTAGGTTCTGTAGGCGCTTTGGTTATAAATCCGCCAGGATATTGTTCGCTCATGTCTTGTCCTTACGCAATCGCTAAGAAAATGTACGTGCCGCCTGAAGCGTTGATGCCCGCTGCGGTGGATACGATCTGGAACCCGGTGGTGATCGTGTACACGCTGTTGGCGTTGACTTCAGCCGCTGTACTGTTGAGGAGCAATGACGGGTTTGTGCCGGATACCATGCCGCGTACAGAATCCCATACATACCAATCACCCGTGGAGTCAGTACGTTTAATCAAAACAAACCTTGCTCCTGCCGCAAAGCCGCAAGCGATAGTCTGTGTTGCACCTGTGCCAGTATAGCTGCCGACTTTAGAAACACCGGGGCAAGTTGCGAATAAATACATTACATAAGTAAAGCCGCTGCCGAGACCGTTAGTTCGTGTATCATCACCAACATAGAAATTGGTGCTTGTTGGCGCAGTTGTTCCCCAGACATATGGGTTCGCACCCGCAGCAGCGGTTGTATTTAGAACCATTGGAAAACCAAGACCAGTTGTAGCAGAATAAACAGCCCAGTTTGACGGCGAATAAACTCTGTTTTTAACTATAACTAGCTCAGGAACAGCTGCCAAGTTGTGCGGAATCGCCCGGTTAAAAACATCGTTACCGGAATAGCAAACCTCATCAAAAAAGCTGGGTGCGCGGCGAAATTGCCAAAATACAAAAGGGTTTGATGTACTTTCAAAGTTTCCTGTGCCACGCACATTTGTCATGCTGTCAAATGCAAAGTACGAAGGGTTTTCAGAGCCTGTACTAAATGTGTAGTTTGATGCGCCGCCACGCAACCTGTCGGCAGCATATGCGCCGTAGTTTCCGTTACGCCAATCGCCAATTTGTAGATCAACAGGAAAACCTGCTGAAGGTAGTTGGGTTCCGTTTTGGATATTGGTTGTAGCAATCGTTGGACTAAACACCGTGGTGCCCAAATTAGGCACAGCCATAGGTCCGCGACGTATGGCTACGTAGATGTAAGTTTGACCCGAAGACCACAAACCATTAAAGCCTGTTGATGTAGGTTGTCCGGGTATATAGTTTCCAGGGTCATCAACGCTTGTATCATTAGGATATAAAACTACGTTTCCGTTTGTTGTAGTCGTAAAACCGCGCATATTATCAACAATAACCCATGAGCCGGCACTAGATGAAGATTTAGCTAATATCCATTGAGGCTCAAAACCGAGGTTAATTGTCACCGGCGCATTAGAACCAGCGCCTGT